AGTTCTTCGTCGGCGATGCCCTTCCAAACGGCGACCGCATCCTTGTTCTTCGTCCAGAGATTGGCGAACATCATGGCTGCGGCAAAGAAGGCGGACTCGGCGTTCTCCGAATACCAGTTCGTAGGAGCAGCGGACGACAGGACGGTTACGCGCGCCACATATTCGACGAGGGCGGTGGCGTTGACGGCGGGCGTCGGCGCCAAATAGATAGTGGAGTTGTCTTTGGGCGCGTAGTATTTAGGGTCCGTGCAGGACGTGTAGTCGGGCCAGTAGGCCGTGAGGTATTCGTTGGTCTGCTGAATGAGGGGTAGCCAGCCGCCCGACACGCAGACCTGAACGGACTTGAGGACGAGGAGGTCGGACGGGAGGGCGAGGTCGCGCGTGCTGGCAGAGACGGAGACGGTCGCCACGCGGACGATGTTGGGCGGATCGACGCGCCGTTGGATGTAGCCTTGGGCGCGCAGGATGATGGAGGGGATGGCCGACACAAATTCGTCGGAATCCTCTTCCATGTTGATGATGATGTCTTCTTGGAGAGTCGAGAATGTGTAGGCCATCAGCGTCCAATCCGAATGTAGATAGAGCCGCGCTCACGGTCTTCGCGCATGGCGTCACGGAGTTCGGCTTCGTATTGGGCCTTGATGAAAGCGAGGCGTGTGTCGGGAACGCGGCTGCCCCGCCGGATACCGATCCAGTAGGCGATGCCATAGACGAGGGCCGGCATAAAGCGGCGCGGCACGTCAATGTTGTCGAAGGCGCGAACGGTATCTTCGAGCGTCTTCTGAATGGTAATGACGAGCGTGTAGTCGGTGTTGGGAACGGGCCACAAGTTCATGCGGTTGCCGTTGCGCTCGCGGTCGAACCAGTAGCGCATTGGACGCCCCGGCTGGTTCTTCACGGGGATTTCCGCCCACCGTTCGTAGCCGTCGCGGTCCATGACGATTTCGGTCGCCGACACTTTGACGGCAACCTTGAGGACGTCGAGGATGGTGCTGTCGAAGGTGATGGAAGAAGTGGAGGCGGTGACCGGCACGTTGGTCGTCTCGACCTTATGCAGAAGGATCGCCTTGTTTTGGATGGAGGTCAGAAGGTAGTTGAGGCCGCGCTTCGCCGAGATAAGTTCTTCGGCAAGGATCGGACCGCCGCCGACCATCGCGGCTGCATCTTGCAGGAGGTCGTCGAAAGTGGGATCGAAATTAGAAATTCCGCTAGTTGCCACTGTCCGTTCCTGTAAAGCGGGGCGAGCTTATTAAGGCCCGCCCCGATCCACGCCGTTACTGAACGACGACGTGGACTAGCACTTCACCGACCGTGATAGCCGAGGTGGTGATCGCGAACTGCGCTTCGACGGTGGTGTCAGCGGTGAGCGGGATGGCCCACGCCGAAACCTGCGCGCCCGTCGGAGTCTGCGTGCGCCGGCCAGCGGTGTTCACCGTGGTAGCCGCATACAGGATCGCCGCCGAGGTCGGCACGCCGATGTTGACAGACACGCCAGCAGTATTGTCGAAGGCCGTCGTAATGTCAAGCACGCATTCGAAGAAAGTAGAACCGGCAGGAGCCACAAAGAGTGGGATCGTGGTCGTGCCGACTGCGAGGCCCGTCTGACCCGCGCTCACCTTGACGGTATAGCGGGCCGGAACTCGCGCCTGTCGCATATTAACGACGTCCGCCGCAAGCGGCTCGTGTCGAGTAATATTGACAGGGAACGAAAAAGTAGTCATTCTGTGTCTCCTTTCAAGGAAGTGGAAGGGGGAACCGAAGTTCCCCCTCGCCTATTAGGTGGAGCCAGAAGACCCATACCACTGACGCCAGTCAGCCCAGCCGAAGCTATAACGCTCACGGGCCTTGTAGCGCATGTTGCCGGTCAGGAAGTCAACGTCGTCCTTCGTGGCAAGCGGGGCGCGGATAAACATCTTCGTCCCGTTGGGCACGTCGGTGCGGATAAACCAGCCGTTGGAATCCGTGAACCGGTGGTTGACAGTGTAGCCCTTCGAGAAGAGGCCCATGTCCTTCATGGCGTTGGTGTCGTTATCCGCCGTGCCGACCCGCAGATCAGACTTGAGGATACGATGAGCAACGAACTGAAGCTGCGGCGGGATATGCAGGGAGACTGCACGCGCGCCGATCAGAATGCCACGGTCGTCCTTCGTCAGGTTAATGTTGATGAGCGCAGATTCAAGCGCCGTCTCAGACAGGTCCGCCGACACCTTGTTGGACTGCGTGCCCGCCGCGAGGGTCGGGTGCGCTGTCGAGAAGAGTGGCTGAGCATCGCCACCAGCGTAGAGGGCGTTGGTCGAGAAGCCGTTGTTGAAGACGTTAGCCGCCTTCACCTGCTTCGCGTTCGCCATGGCGCGACCCATAGCATTCGCCTTCATCTTGCCGGTCGTTCCGTAGAGGTTATCTTCGATAGCCTCTTCGGTGATGGCAAACGCCATCGCGACGGTTTCGTGGGTCCAGCGGCTGGTCCAAGCTTCGGTCGCCGTGTCGAAGAAGACCTGATCGCCTTCATTCTTGACGGGGGCCGTGCCGAACCCGGTCATCAGAACCTCTTCCTCGAAGGAACGCTCGGAACGTTCAATATCGAAGAGAGGCGCATGCTCGTTGTCGATGGACTTGTAGCTCGTCCCGAAGATGGCGTTGAGGCCAGGGATAAGCTGCTTAGCAAATTGTGCGCGAGTCAGAATAGCCATTGTTCAGGTCCCCCTAATTACGCCGCAGAAACCTGAGCGATGACGCTGTTCATACGCACCAGCACCACCGGATACGGATCGCTCCAGGCGTTGTCCACGATACGGGCAATGCCCACCAGCTTCACGGCGCCCGTGATGGCCGACGTGCGGGAAGCCGCATCCAGCGCAAAACGAGACACGCCATACACCGGGTCAACCGCATCGGCTGCCGTAGCAGTCACGTTGAAGTTGAGGCCAAGGTCGCCAGCCGACACCGAAGCGTTGGCCTGCACCATGAAGATGGCTTCCGGGTTGTCAACGACATAGGCCTGCGGACGGTTCTCACCGTCGATCCAGCCCGCCGAAGACGTGCCCGCCGGAATCCAGTTCTGGAGAACTGGACGCTTCGTGGAGTCACTGACCCACGCGAAGCCAGCAGCAACGCCAAGGATGGGGCCGGTGCCAGCACCGGTCGAAACGATGACGCCAGCCGTCAGCTTGACGGGAGCGCCCGTGCCAAGCTGCGGGCAAGTAGCGCCGTTAGGCAGCGGATAGAACCGGACACCGTTGCTGTGCGTGCCAAAGGCGCCAACAGCACGGAGGCCGAAGGGTGCAAAAGATTGGGGCACCTATAGTCTCCTTCGTTAACCAAACGAGGGACGTCGCCCTCGTGAGTATGTTTTCCTACCTTCGTTGGACAGACGCACGGTCCGACCGCTCCCGTCTTCATAGTTGATCGTCTTGATATCGAAGGCCTGCTCCGCAAGATTGGCCCGATCTTCGGCCCACTTTTGGATGGCTTCCGCCTTGCGACGAGGCAACTTGGCGAGAACTAGATCGCCGTTGATTGCGGCCCCTGCCAACGCAGAAATCTTACTATCGAGTCCGGGGAAAACATAGCCAGCGGGAACTTGATCCTGCTGCACGAAAACCCAACCCTCTCGCATGCGCGCCGACACGTTATTAAAGTCGTCTTCTGCGCCCGTCCGAAACCGAATCCAACGATAAACGTATTGATCCGTGTCAGGCATGGGCGGCAGTTCTAGCGCACTCGGAGGAGTATACTCCTCTTCGAGCGAAATTTCAAGTGCCTCGTCGGCAGCATTGTCGTTGAATTCCAAGGACTTACGTGGGCGGGGCATTACAGAATCTCCGTATACTGGTTAGCAGTGTTCTGGCCTTGCTCGCGGCGGGCCTTCTCACGCGCATAAACTTCAATGGGCAGACCAAGGTGGCGGGCCATTTCGCGGTCAGCCGCCGTAATAACGACACGAATCTTGCCGTTGGCCGGCTGGGGCGTCGACCGGTTCTGCACGGTAGGCGACGGCGTGGGCTTGCGCTCCTCGGTTGCAGGTTCCGACCGGAACTTGTGCGGCAGTTCCGCATGCAGCCGCTTATCAAGTTCCTCGAAGTAATCGGGATCAGACGGCTGATAGCCCTCGTTCACCATCTGCGCGTCGATGGTGCGGGCCACCGCAGACATGACCTGATCCTTATTGAACCAAGACTTGTTGCGCTGATACCACTCCATTGCCGCCGGGCTAGGCGAGCCAGCTTGGGGCTGGGATTGAGGCTGCGTTGTCTGCGGGGTCGGCGGCGGGACTTCCTGTCCAGATGGTCGCGCCGCCCGCGTAGGGATCGAAAGCTTGTCTCGCTTCGCCTGCTCGCGTTCCGCCGACAGCGAGGCAATGCGGGTCTGAACTTCGAAAATCTTGTCCCGGTCGCCCGCCTCGAAAGCCGCGTCGAACTCCTGCTTGAGGGCTTGGATATTGGCGACAAGAGACTTGACGTAGAAGTCCATGCCGATGGACGCACCTTCGGAGGCATCCTGCTCAAAGCGTTGGGCGCGGCGCTCGGCCTCTGCAAGGCGCTGCTGCGTCTCGGCAAGTTGGGCCGCATAGGCGTCACGCTGGTTCTTTAGGCGCTGTGAACGCGAAAGACGCTTGCGCTCAGACCCCTCATCCTCTACAGTGCCTCCGTCGTCATCGTCATCGACGGGAGCGCGGGCCTTAGTAGGGGCCGGGACGGCGGGAGCCTGCGGAGGAGGTTCCTCGGATACGATTTCAGGCTCGTCGTCCTGATGCTCGATTTCAAGATTGGGATCGGCGACGACCTTACCGGGATCGTCGAGGTCGATTTCTTGGTAGCCGGATTCTGACATGACTTAGTCCTTGAAGTTGGCGTCGAGGTATTCGGGCTTGTCCACGACGAGTTCGATGGCAGAGGCTTTGATGAGCAGGAGCTTGACGCCCTTCCACCAAATCTTCTGGCCGGCGAATTTCGCATAGACCACGTAGTCGCCGGGCTTGACCCAAGGACCGGTCCGGTATATATCCTCGTCGAGGAACGCCATCTCGCCGAGAGCCAGCACGCGGCCCACGGTATTGAGATATTCGCGGTCTTCGCGGAAGGTGTCAGGAAGGAGGATTCCGCCCGCAGTCTGCCGCCGGATAGGCACAGGCCGA